CAGAGAACCCGAAAAGAGATTTTATCTCCCTCGCAGAAAAATCATAAAACCAATAGTGGACGCACTACAAGAAATTGAAGATGACAAAATCGATTTATTAGCAATTTCTCAGCCCCCAGGAACAGGAAAGAGTACACTAGGAATATTTTATCTAACTTGGATTATGGGAAAATACCCAAATATGCCGAATTTAGCTTCTGCCCATAGTGATAAATTGACAAGAAGTTTTTATGATGGTGTTTTAAATATAATAACCGATCCAGAATACTTATGGGCTGATGTATTCCCCGCGGTTGGAATTGAGAGCACGAACTCAAAAGATGAAAGTATCAATTTGGATAAAAATAAACGATTTAAAACACTTACTTGCAGATCAATTGACGGCTCATTAACCGGTGCCACCCGTTGTGAAAAAATTCTTTACGCGGACGATTTGGTAAGCGGAATTGAGGAGGCCTTATCTAAAGAAAGACTTGATAGTTTATGGAATAAATATACAAACGATTTAAAATCCAGGAAGAAACTAGGATGTAAAGAAATCCATATCGCTACTAGGTGGAGTGTACATGACCCTATCGGAAGACTTGAAAGACAGTATGAAGATGATCAACGGGCTAAATTCCTTGCTTTTCCAGCTCTTAACGAAAATGACAAGAGTAATTTTGACTATAAATATGGTGTAGGATTTGACACAAAGTATTTTTTAGATATGAGAGATAGTCTTGACGATGTCTCCTGGAAATGCCTATTTATGAATGAACCTATTGAACGAGAAGGGTTGTTATATGTTGAGGATGATTTAAGGAGGTATTATGAATTACCAAACAGTGAGCCGGATGTAATATTGGGGGTGTGTGATACAGCCGAGGGCGGTGGAGATGATACATTTTTACCAGTAGCTTATGCCTACGGACAAGATTATTATATCGAGGATTGTGTGTGCGATAATGGTCTACCTGAAATAACCGATGCTTTATGTGCAAAAGTACTTTTAAAACATAAAGTAAAACAATGCCAATTTGAAAGTAATAGTGCAGGAGGTAGGACTGCAGATAAAGTACAAGAGAAGGTGAAAGAAAAAGGTGGGATCACACATATCACTAAGAAACGTACAACTTCTAATAAAGAAACCAAGATTATAGTAAACTCTACGTTTGTTAAAGAACATTTTTTATTTAAAGATAAAAGTTGTTATAAACCTAATTCACCATATGGGAAGATGATAAATAAAATGTGTTCATATACAATTATGGGTAAAAATAAACACGACGACGTACCAGATGGGTTGGCTCAATTAGCTGAATATATTCAATCTCTTAAAAGCAGAGAAATAGAAGTTTTTAGACGACCATTTTAAAAGAAAAATTTGACAGATTTTATTTTCCATGTTATTTTTAAATCAGTGATTCATTTTATTGGTTTCCCTCTTTTTATCGAGCACATTATTGTGAGGTGTTTTCATAAAACTTTAATGTGCTATTTTTTTATAAAAAAGGGTGTGATAAGAATGAGGGCTAGAAATATGTTCGGAAGAACTGTAATTTATTCCTCCGAAATAGAAATAACTAGAGATAATATTATAGACGTATTAAAAAAAGTAATACCGGTTCATGCGAAAAATATGAGTGAAATAGACTATCTTTACAAATATTACAGGGGAGACCAACCTATTTTATATCGTGAGAAAATTGTTCGTCCGGAAATTAATAATAAAGTTGTTGAAAATCATGCTTTAGAGATCGTATCATTTAAGACAGGTTATGTTTTTGGAGAACCGATACAATACGTAAGACGTGGGGAAAGTGAAGATATTTCAGAGAAAATAACTAGATTAAACGAATATATGTTTTCGGAAAGTAAGGCCGCTAAAGATAGAGAATTGGCAGAATGGTTTTACATATGTGGAACAGGATATCGCATGATATTACCAGATGAAGAATTTTTGGATGAAGATGAAAGTCCATTTGAAATGGATGTATTGGATCCTAGATTTACTTTTGTAGTTTATAATAATGGTTTTGGAAAGCGTCCTTTAATGGGAGTAAAATTTATAAAAACAGAAAATGATGATTATATTTATAGTGTTTATACCCCTACAACCTATTTTGAGATTAAGAATTTAGAAATTATAAAAGAAAAGCCTCATGTGTTGGGGGATATCCCGATTATAGAATATCCAGCTAATAATGCGAGGTTGGGTTCTTTTGAAATAGTATTAGGATTACTCGATGCACTCAACAAAACCTCATCTAACAGAATGGATGGAATAGATCAATTTATTCAAGCTTTTGTAAAATTTATAAATTGTGACATAGATGAAGAACAATTTAAAGCGTTGAAAGATTTAGGAGCAATCAAGGTAAAAAGTGATCAAGGAGTTCCAGCGGATGTAGATATTGTGTCCAATGAACTAAATCAAACTCAAGCTCAAGTGGCGAAAGATGACATTTATCAGATGATATTAATCATATGTGGTATGCCAGACAGAAACGGTGCTAATCGCACCACAGGGGATACAGGTCAAGCAGTAATTTTAAGGGATGGATGGAGCTCCGCTGAATCAAGGGCTAGAGATACCGAATTAATTTTTAAATGTTCTGAAAAAAGATTTTTGAAATTAGCATTGAGAATTGTAAGAGATTCGGTAGGACTAGATTTAAGAATGTCAGATATCGATATTAAATTTACAAGAAATCGTACAGATAATCTTTTGGTGAAGACACAAGGTATGCAGAATCAATTAGAATCAGGGGTTCATCCTCAGATAGCGATTGCGAACAGTGGATTGTATAGTGATCCAGAACAAGTATATCTTGATTCTATACCTTATTTACAAAAATGGTTAAATGCTAAAGCCAGTGTTACTCCTAGTAATAATAAGCCGGATCCAAATAATTCAGATGAAAGAGGAGAATAAAATATGAAAATACCTGAAAAAGTAAAAATTGGTGGAGTTAATTATGAGATTCGCGATGTAGAAAATTTGAATGATGGACAAAGTGTGTTATATGGAAAAATAGATTATGAAAATTTTATAATAGAGCTAAACACTAAATATAATCAAATAGATCATAAATGCATAGTATTATTACACGAGATATTACATGGTATTTTAAATCAGGTCACTTTAGAGGTGGAAAATGAAGAATTACTTGTAGAAGTTATGTCTAAAGGTTTATATCAAATTATAAAAGATAATCCTGAAATATTTAAGGAATGATAAAATGAATAAAGTAAGATGTTCAAAGTGTGGTAAATTATTAGGCAAAATAAAAGGAAGGGCAGAAATTAAATGCCCTAGATGTAAGAAAATAAATGTTATAAATACAGAGCGCCAAAAGAGTGCCGTTTAATCTAAATTTATTAGATTGATGATGCTCTTTTTTATTTATATGTCCAGAGAAGGACGTTAATCCCACACTAGCCAGAGAAGGCCTAAATCACAAGAAGGTGAGAGAACACCTAGAAAACGCGGGAGGTATGAAATGGAACTTAAAGATTTATTAGGTGAAGCATACAAAGAAGGAATGACAGTTGAAGAAATTAACGCTGTGTTATCGGATAAAACATTTGTGGATCCCACCACATTACCAAAAACAGTAGATAAAACAGTATTTGACAAAACAGCCTCTGAATTAGCAAAGGTAAAGAAAAACTTGAAAGCATTGGAACAAAAAAACATGACAGATGATGAAAAAATTCAGGAAGAATTAAAAAAAGCTCAAGAAGCTCAAAACAAGTATAACAAAGAATTAGCAAAATTAAGGGCAAAAGAAATATTTGTAGAAGCTGGACTTACTGAAAAAGATTATGAAGGGATTTTAGACACCGTTGTAACAGAAGATGAAGAACTTACAAAAGCAAGGGCAAAGACAATGATTGATTTAATTAACAGTCAGAAGAAACAAGCTGAAAAAGCAATTAAGGCTCAATTATTAAAGAATACACCAAAACCACCGGCAGGCGGAAGTTCAGAAGATGTTATTACAAAAGAAAAATTTGAAAAGATGAATTGGAGGGAACGCACAGAGTTAAAACAAAAAGATCCGGAGCTATTTAAAGAACTCTCCAAAACTGAAAATAAATAAGGAGGAAATAGATTATGCCATTAGATGAACAAGCTACAAAATTAATGAATTTAATTGACCCAGAAGTATTAACCCCAATGGTTGAAAAGAAAATGGTAGATTTGATGAAATTTGCACCATTGGCAACACTTGACTACACATTGCAAGGCAGACCAGGTAGTACAGTAACATTACCTAGTTATGCTTATATTGGTGACGCTGAAGATGTTACAGAAGGCGGAGATATTTCTATTGCACAACTTACACAATCTAGCAAAAAAGCAACCATTAAAAAAGCTGGGAAAGGTGTGCAAATTACAGATGAAGCTATTTTAAGCGGATATGGAGATCCTGTAGGAGAAGCAATAAATCAATTAGGTTTATCTGTAGCAAGTAAAACTGATAATGATGTATTGGGTGTACTAAATACTATTCAAGACCCAATGGTTCATGCTTGCACTGGGAAATTAACTTCCGATGAAATTGCAAATGCGCTTGTAAAATTTGGTGAGGACATAGATGGGGAAAAAGTATTATTAATTGCTCCTGAGCAGTTAGCACAATTAAGAACTACTGAAAATTGGATACCCGCTACTGATATGGGGGTGCAAGCCCTTATGAGTGGAGTTGTAGGGATGATTTGGGGATGCCAGGTTGTGATTTCTAATAAAATTGTAAAAACCGGTGTATCACCTGATATAAGTTATTCCAACTTTATAGTGAAACCGAGTGCGTTAGCAATTTATATGAAAAGAGATACTTTACTTGAAATAGATAGAGATATTATAAATAAATCTACAGTAATGACCGTGGATAAACATTATGTCACATATCTTTATGATGCTTCTAAGGCGATTAAGATTACCACCGTAGAAGGTTAGAAAGGAGTGATACCATGGGTTTGTTGTTAAGACGTCATTCGGTTAAAAATATGACAACTTTGAAGGACATTACTCCTAAAGAGAGCATACCTTCTTCTATTGAAAATAAAATAAATTATAGAGAATTAGGGTATAACGAGCTAAAAACATTTGCAAAAGATCATGGAATAGATTTAGGAAAATATCGCAAGAAGAGTGATATAGTATCTGAATTAGATTGTGTTTTTGGACAGGAGGGATAGAAATGTCAATCTTAAGTCCGTTAGATCATTTAAAAATTCAATTAGAAATGAAAATCGAAGATACAGCAGAAGATCTTTTATTAACCGATATCCTGGAAAGTGCTAAAAATGCAATTCTTGTGAGAAGATACCCGTATAATGAATATCCAATTGATGATGCGGGAGAAACAATTCTTGAAAAAAGATATGAAGATTTACAGATTAGAATTGCGGTCTATTTGTACAATAAGCGTGGAGCTGAGGGACAATTATCTCATAGTGAAAATGGAATTGATCGTTCTTACGAAAGTGCGGATATTCCGGAAAGCATGTTAAGGACGGTAACTCCTTATGTTGGAATTTTAGGGGTTTAACTTATGAGAATTTTAGAAAGAAATAAACAGTTGATGTATTATTCTTTATACGTCAAAAAAGAAGCTATTTTGGATGAGTATGGAAATAGTACAGGTCAATATAAGGTGATTTATGGAGATCCTACTCCATTTAAAGCAAATATAGCCTATACACAAGGCGAGAAATCCATTCAACAATTCGGCATCGATATCAATTACGATAAAGTAATAGTAACAACGGATATGGATTGTCCTATAGCAGAAACTTCTATCCTGTGGATTGACAATTTGGATACATCCAAACCTCATGATTATATTGTTTCACAAGTTGCAAGAAGTTTGAATAGTATTTCAATCACAGTGAAGAAGGTAGATATAAATGCGTAAGCTTTCTATGTCATTATCTCCAAAAGAAATAGATAGAGGGATTAGATACCTTCAGAAATATAAAAAAGAATTGAATCATAAGGTTCTTGCACTTGTCGAAGCTCTTACAAATGAGGGCGCTAATATTGCAAAACTTCAAGTGAGACAATTAGGAGCTATCTATACTGGTGAACTTGAATCTAGCATTACAGGAATTTTCAACGCTTCTACAGGAATAGGGGTTATTCTGGCAGGAGCTTGGTATGCTACAGCGGTAGAATTTGGTACCGGTGTTGTAGGAGAAAATTCTCCTCATCCTAAACCAGACGGCTGGAATTATGATGTAAATAGCCATGGAGAATCAGGCTGGTGGTATATGAATAATAAAGACGGAATTTTCCATTGGACAAAAGGCATGCCGTCTCGTCCGTTTATGTATAATACCGTAAAAGAATTAGAAAAACAGTATACAAAGGTCGCAAGGGAGGTATTTGGTCGTGATTGATATTGAAAATGAATTATTTACAAAATTAGAGACTAGATTGAGATCCGAATACTACCCGCAAGAAATATCGGTATATGGGGAGTATGTTCGTGTTCCTGCGCTATTTCCTAGTGTTATAATTACGGAAAGTGATAACTATGTACTTGAAAGAACTCAAACCGGAACTGAAGTTGAGAATCATGCTATTGTAGTTTATGAGATAAATGTTTATTCAAATAAAGAAATTGGAAAGAAAAGTGAATGTAAAAAAATATTCAAGATAATCGATGAAGAAATTGGAGAGTTAGGTTTTACAAGAATTATGCTAAATCCAGTTCCTAATTTTGAAGATTCTACTATTTATAGAATGACCGGTAGATATAGAGCGGTTGTGTCACTCGATAAAATAATTTATAGGAGGTAATTGTATGGCGATCAGTACTTATGGGGTTGTGTTAAAGTGGGGTACAGATTCTGCAACTTTAACCAAAAAGATAGACATAAAAAGTTTCCCAGATTTAGGTGGAGCTCCAGAAATGTTGGAAACCACCACTTTAAGTGATAATGCCCAAAGTTTTATAAATGGAATTCAATCTCTTGAAGCTTTTGAATTTACTGCGAATTATACTAAAGCTGATTTCGAAGCAGTTTCCGCAGATGAAGGGAAACCTTTATATTACACACTAGAATTTGGGGAAAACGGATCAGAAGGTGTTTTTGAGTGGGAAGGGGAACACACTGTGTGGGTCGTAGGGGCAGAAGTAAATGCGGTTGTTGAAATGACTATGAGCATTGCTCCATCCACAAAACCAAAACTTAAAGAAACTGTATAGGAGGAAAGAAAATGAGTAAAAAAATTAATTTTGAATATGAAGGCGAAAAATATGTTCTTGAATTTACAAGAAGATCCATCGAAACAATGGAACGGCAAGGATTTATTGCTAGTGAAATAACGGAAAAACCGATGACTACTCTCCCTAATCTGTTCGCTGGGGCTTTTATAGCTCATCATAAAGGCACTAAAAGAAAATTGATTGATGAAATTTATAGGAAGTTGATAAATAAAGATGAACTACTTCAAACATTGGCTGAGATGTACAATGAACCAATTGAAGCTTTAATGGGAGAGCCAGATGAAGATGAGGGAAACATAACATGGGGAGCGAGCTGTTAAACTCAGCTCCCCGTATTTCATATAGTAAACAATTTTATGATCATTTCCCTTATTATCTATCCATAGGCATGACATACGACCAATATTGGAATGATGATTGTACACTAACAAAATATTATCGAAAAGCAGATGAAATAAATAGAAGCAGAAAAAATGAAGAATTATGGCTACAAGGAATGTATATCTATGAAGCACTTTGTGATGTATCCCCCATATTACATGCTTTTGCTAAATCTGGAACAAGACCACAACCGTATTCTAAAAAACCCTATGCGATTACTGAATTTGATATAGAACGTGAAAAAGTCAGAAAAAAAGAAATAGAAAAACTTAATCGTAAAAAAGCTAAAGCATTATTTTCAGCATGGGCTTCAAAACTGAATGTACCAGAAAATAGAAAAAAGGAGGGAGAAGATGGCGGCAACAATAGACAGTTTAGAAATTCAAATAACAAATGATTCGAAACAAGCAACTAATGGAATAGACGCTTTAGCTTCTTCCCTTCAGAAGCTTAAAACAACAGCTAAAGGTGGAGCCGGATTAACGGCTACGGTAAATCAGTTAAAGAAATTAAATAATGTTTTAAGTGGAATACAAAGTCCAGGAGCTAAAATATCGGAAATTGTTAACTCACTGAAACCTTTAGAGACAATCGGTAAAACAAACCTTAATTCTACATTAAATTCATTAAGAAAATTGCCGGAAATAACCACTCAATTATCCGGTATGAATATGGGGAATTTCGCTAATCAAATTAATAGGGTGACCAGTGCTTTAAGGCCATTGGCTACTGAAATGGAAAAAGTCTCGAGAGGTTTTAGTGCTTTTCCATCCAGAATCCAAAAAGTAATTACTCAAAATTCAAGATTAGCAAACTCTGGTAAAAAAGCAAGAAATTCTTTTGGTATTATGGGCACCGGAATAAGTAGTTTACAAGCTAAGATGGGTATTTATGGTGTGGGTTTGCGTAGATTAGGAAGTATTATGGCCGGATGGGTTATGGAAAGTAATGCTTATGTGGAGGATCTTAATCTTTTCACAGTAGCCATGGGTCAATATGCAGATGAAGCGTTGAGGTATGCACAAAGAGTAAATGACGCTATGGGAATAGATATTTCAGAATTCATTCGGAATCAAGGTATCTTTATGCAAATAGCGACAGGTTTCGGAATTGTTGAAGATAAAGCATACACCATGAGCCAGGGACTTACTCAAATAGCATATGACATATCTTCTTTTTACAACCTGCCAATTCAAGAAGCATTTTTAAAAGTTCAATCCGGTATTTCGGGTGAACTAGAGCCATTACGACGCTTAGGCTATGCACTTGACGTAGCAACATTACAACAAATAGCCTATAACTATGGTATTGATTTATCGGTAAATAAAATGACACAGGCTCAAAAAGCACAATTGAGATATATTGCGATTATGCAACAAAGTAAAAATGTTATGGGAGATATGGCAAGAACAATACTAACTCCTGCCAATGCTATGAGAATTTTAAGTCAACAAACAGTACAGTTGAGAAGAGCATTAGGAAATTTATTAATTCCAATCTTGATTAAGATTATTCCTTACGTTCTAGCGTTTGTTGAAGTCCTTACAGATGCTATAAATACACTTGCCGTTTTCTTTGGATTTAAATTACCCTCGATTGATTATTCAGGGCTTGATAGAGTCAATACAAGTGTTGCAGGTATAGGCACGGGAACAGCAGATGTAAATAAAAACGTTGGAAACATAGGAGCTGGGACAAAAGATATAAGCACTAACGTTGACAACATTAATTCTGGAGCTGGTAATATTGGTAAGTCAATGGATAAAGCCAATAAATCCGCAAAAGAATTAAAACGTACTATTATGGGTTTTGACGAACTTAATATTTTGACGAAAAATGGAGTTGTGACAGATGAAACCCCGAACACAGGTGGGTTACCATCCAATGGTACCGGAGGAAACGGTAGTGTAGGAGATGTAGGAGGAATAGGAGGAATAGGAGGAATAGGCGGGAGTGATTTAGGTCTGCCCATAGAAAGTTATGACTTTTTAGGTAAATTAGGAAAACAAACAGACGAATTGAAAGACAAAATGAAAAGCCTTTTGAAATGGATTGGAATAGTAGGTACTGGATTTTTAAGTTGGAAAATTGCAGATAAACTTTATAATTTTTTCACAACAGGTTTGGGTGGAGCTGTTTTTCCACCATTAGTTACTGGCATTAGTAATGTAACCCGTGCGTTATACGGAACGATGAAGGGAAGTAATGCTGCTAAAAGCGCTTTATGGATGATGGCAAATTCCTCTGCTGCTAAAATATTCATGCTGTCAAGTGTAATAGGAATAATTGGTTGGCGCCTTATAGATTTAAATGAGAATAGTGAAAGTTTCCGAAAAGGTATAGAAAGAATCGGAGATATGTTTAAATGGGTGAAAATTATAGCAGATGGTGTATGGTATGTCGTTAAAGATATTGGATTTGCACTTTTAGGTTTATTACCTGAGGGTTTACAAGATAAAATTATGTCTATGTTTCGAGCTATGCAATCCGGTATTACTTTTGTAAAAGAACTTTTGGGGAAGCTTGATTTAGATTTTTCTGATCTAGGAATCACTGCATTAGGTATAGGTTTCCTGTTTATGCCGGGAGGTAAAATACCCGGGATGATACTTTTAGGTTTTGAAGCAATAACCTTAGGAATTAGAGCCTTTGGAGCTTTTAGCGATAAAACTTGGGGAAAAATTAACGACAGCGTGTCAGAAAAAGCGACTGGAATTCGAGATAAAATCGTAGGAAAATGGACTGAGATAAAAACCAATACATCTGAAACCTGGAATAATTTTAAAGGGAAAATAGATTCTGCCATAGGTGGTGCAGATTCAACAGTTGGTAAAAAGGCTTTAGGTATTAAAAATAAAATTACGAGTAAATGGTCTGAGATTAAAAGTAATACTGGAACAACCTGGAATAACTTAAAAACGACAATCGGTGAAAAGTTATCTGGAACTTTTTCTACAGTTGGATCGAAAACATCCTCTATTAAAAATACGATTGGTGATAAATGGAATGATATTACTTCAAAAACAGGAAGTAAATGGAGTTCTATTAAATCTTCAATTTCAGAAAAGATATCAGGAGCATATTCATCCGTTAGTAAAAATTCGGGTTCCATCGGTAGTATAATGTCTAGTAAATTCGGTGGAATACTCTCATCCACTCGTTCTAAATGGGGGGACATTCAATCAAATATAAGCAACAAAATTAATTCCGCAAAAGACACGGTACGTTCGGCTATATCTAAAATAAGAAATTTCATGGATTTCCATTGGTCTTTACCAGATATACGATTACCACACTTCTATATAACCGGCAGATTCGATTTATTTCCACCTAGTGTTCCACGTATACACGTATCCTGGTACGCAGAAGGCGGACTCCCAGATACTGGGGAATTATTTGTAGCTCGAGAAGCAGGGCCTGAAATGGTTGGTTCTATTGGTGGAAAAACAGCAGTAGTGAATAATGATCAAATTGTAGAAGCCGTATCTCAAGGTGTAGCAAGAGCGGTAGCAAGTGTAAGTCAGCAAGGTGGAGAACCGGTTGTTGAAAATTATATTTATTTTGGAGACGACAAAATATATCAATCAGTACAAAGAGCTCAAAAAAATACAAATCGCAGATATAAGACAGTAACGAGTGTATTATAAGGAGGGTGTGATGATGATTAAAATTAATGGAACAACAATAAAAACGCCTTCCTCCCTTAGTTGGGGGTTACAAGATTTATCAAGTCAAGACAGCGGGAGAACTTTAGACGGAGTTATGCACAAAGATCTTGTTGCACAAAAACGAAAATTAGAGTGCAAATGGAACAATTTAACAAAACAAGAAGCTTCCACACTATTAAGAGCGGTTAATTCGTCAATCTATTTAAGAATAACATATCCGGATCCCATGAGTGGGAGAGACGAGACAAGAACTTTTTATGTAGGGGATAGAACCGCCCCATTCCATATGTGGACTTCTGGTAAACAAATATTCGATTCCGTATCTTTTAACTTTGTAGAAAGGTAGGGTGGTATCATGCTAAGTACAGGAAGAGCTTATAAAGACTATATATTTGAATCAAGGGTGTTTGAAATAGAAGCGGAAATCACGTTAAAAGATGGTACCGTCCTGACTGTTGATAACAGCAAAATAGCCGAAGGTGGATTTAAAATTGACGATGGAGTATCAGAAAATGACTCATTTACAATCGGAAGTGCTATCATCGGTCAACTTACTTTATCTTTAAATAACTTGAATGAAGAATTCAATGATATTGATTTTACAGACGCTACAATACGACCAAAAATAACAGTAATAGACAGAAATACAATATCGGGAGGAAGGAATTTAATAGATTCCGAACTAATCTCAGTCAGTGGGGGGACGTTAGATAAGTCAACCTACGCTACTAACGGAATTATAACCTTAGATACGGGAGCAGGTAAGTATAATGGAGTTATGATACACGCCTCCAAATTAGAACCAAACA